CGGCCTCGACTTTGGTTATAACAACCCGTCGGCACTTGTCAGGGTTGGACTCAAAGATAAGAATGTGTATATCTTACAGGAATTATACGAGAGTAAATTGACAAATGCGGATCTGATAGAAAAGCTCAAACCGTTGATAGAAAATAAGAACTCGAATATATACGGGGACACAGCGGAGCCGCAGCGGATAGAGGAAATAAGCAGAGCCGGTTATAACATCTACCCGTCTGACAAAAGCGTCAAAGACGGCATCGACTATGTGAAACGGCAAAAGATATACATACATCCTGACTGCGATAACGTGATAGCTGAAATGCAGACATACAAATGGAAAGAGGACAGAAACGGCAACGTGTTAGACGAGCCCGTCAAGTTCCGGGATCATTTAATGGATGCGCTTAGGTATTGCCTCTACACGCATAGCAAGACGGCTGACCCGTCAATATATTTGATATAAGGAGCAAAAAAATGAATAAAATAATCATACTGGCGGTACTGCTATTAGCGGCAACCGCCTTTTCTTTTGACGTTGGCGAATGTATAAGAACTGTGGACGGAGATACCATTGTCATTGAGCTCAACGGCAAGAAGGAATATGTGCGGCTGTTAGGTGTTGACACAGCCGAAAGCGTGAAACCGGGCGTTGAAGTGCAGCCGGGAGCAATCGAGGCATCAGACTTCACGAAACAATTAACCGGCAAGCAAATCATACTGACGTATGACGCAGACAAGCGTGACTTCTTTGGCCGGCTGTTAGCTTATGTGTGGCTTGAATCGGACAACGGGCAACTCATATGTTGGAATATTGAGCTTATACGGCAAGGACATTCAGAGCTATACACAAAATACAAGTTTGATGGAATCGGCTGGTTCCGGGAGGCGATTGAATGACAGAAACGGAAAAAATATTAAGCCGGACACTTAACAGACTTGAACAGGAAGAACAGGCGCAATGGAAAAAGATTAACGAGCTTGAACAACAGAACATGATATTACAGGATGAAAATATGCACTTGAAAGACTTCTTAGCGGAAGCGACGGAAGAGAGAAGGGCCCCAGAAAAAAGAGTAAAGCCGCTTAAATATATTAGAGAGCTTTACGAGCTGTATGTTTCAGCAAAAAAAAGCGGGTTTTTGTTAGCTGCAGAAAAGAGAAAAGCGCATTTGGACGAGGTAGTTAAAAAATATTTAAAAATGTTTTTCCTGAATGCGGGAATGAAAAAACAGCCAATCAGGTTTTCTCAAAAATGGGATAAAAAATCAGAATACTTTAAGAGCTACATGATGGGAATCAAGCTTAAAGGGATAAGAGAGTTGGCAGAAATGGCAGGAAACTATAAATGCACAGTTGAAGATGTTTATAACGCAGTGACAATGGAGAGAGAAAACAAGGGACAAAAAGAACTCAACGCACATCCGTGCTTGACGAATCGGAAGCCTTTCAGAGGAGGTGAACAATGAATGTATTCAACAGGATAATACAACTGTTTAAAAACTATACCGGTGAACCGTTGCCCTTCAACGGGGCGGACGTATTTACAGGCAGGCAGTACCCGGAAAAGTTTGACTATCTCGAATTGTACCGGAAGGGCTCTTGGGTATATGCTTGTGTTCAGAAAATATCAAATAGCATAGCCGGCTCAACATGGTGGCTCTACCGAGGCGATAGAGAAATTACAGACCACCGGGCTTTGTGGCTCTTTGAGAAACCGAATCAATTCATGACACGCTACGAGCTCATGAACATGACGGTACAGTCATTAGAGCTGGTGGGAGAAGCGCATTGGCTCATCATGCGAAATGAAAGCGGAAAGCCGGTAGCTTTGTTCCCTCTGAACTCATCGCAAATGGAACTTGCAATGGAAAACGGCATCCCGGATCATTGGGAATATAACCTGCAATCGAACAGACAGGAGTTGTTGTTTGAGGACGTTGTGTTTTTTAAGTATACCGACCCGTCAAATCCTTGGCGTGGGGTTGCGCCTTTACACGCAGCCGGCATTGCAGCCGATTCGGACTTGGATGCCTCACGGTGGAACAGGACATTCTTCAAGAACTCAGCCGCCCCGGCATCAGCTTTGGAGATAGATTCAAAATTAAGTAAAGAGCAATTCTTAGTCTACAAGAAGCAGGTAGAAGCCTTTTACAAAGGCGTGAACAATGCACATAAGACTATTGTGTTAGACAGCGGCATGAAGTTTAAAAACATTCAGCTCTCACAGAAAGACATGGAATTTCTTGAATTGAGAAAGTTTTCAAGAGAAGAAATCGCAGCGGTTTTCGGAGTCCCGTTAAGCAAGTTGGGCTTGAATGAGAACTCAAACAGAGCAACGGCTTATATACACGATTATTCATTTGCGAAGGAAACATTAACGCCTAAATTAAGGATGATACAGGGAGCCTTGAACAAGTATTTTGCAACGACCTTTGAGGACAACTTGCATTTTGAGTTTGAGAGTGTGATTCCGAAAGACGATGAAACTTCGGCAAAGATTAACAATATTTATCTGACACAAGGTGTATTAACAGTTGACGAAGTACGTGAAAGCTTAGGTTACGAACCCTTAAAAAAAAAGACTGAACCGAAGCAATTAGAAAAGGCGAAAAGTTATCAAAGTGATATACGGACGATTGGAGACAACGAAGTCAAAGACTTCAAAGGTTGGATTACCGCGCGCTTCGAACAGCAACGGCGGGAGATGATTCGCAGGTTGCAGAAGCTCACACTTGAAAAGGGAATGTCATTTTATCAGGCGAGCAATTTTTCTGATTTCATAGCTTCTTTCCTCTTGCAGGGAGACGAACGAGAGATATGGGAAGAAGAATTGCAGGAACGGATGAAAGACCCGTTAAAGATGGCGGGACTAGCCCTTGCCGGTGCTTACGGTATTGGAATCAACTTCACACAGTTTGATGAAAATATAGAAAGAATGCTGATGAGAAGAAGTCAACGGTTTGCAAGGCAGATTAACGAAACGACGTATAACGACTTGAGAAGAGTCTTAATTGATCGCATGGTTGAAAGCGGATTGAATGAACGGGAATTGAGAAACGATATTAACAATGTCATGAGCCTGACAAAACGGCAACGGGCGGAAACAATAGCCCGAACGGAAGTCTTTTCAGCGATCAACGAGAGTACAAATCTTACATTTAAGGACAACGGCATACAAAAAAAGAAATGGTTGGCCGCTATTGACGAAAGAACAAGGCCGGCACACGCAGCAGCAAGTGGGCAAATTGTCAAGACAGAGGAACCTTTTAATGTAGGCGGGGATAGATTAATGTACCCGGGAGACCCTTCCGGGAGTCCTGGAAATATTATCAATTGCCGGTGTACCTTAATTCCGGTGATGGAATGAGAGGTTGAAAATGACTAAAAACGAGGCTTATTGGACGATAATAGAAAATTCTTTGAGTTTGCATGGATTTAAGGAAATAGAAAATGTTGAAGTTTGGTGCCTTTTTGAAAAGAAAGTATTCAAAAAAATAAAACAAATAGATGTGGATTGGAAACGAGTAGATGGTTTGGTCGTCAATTTAGAAAACGGTGATAGGCGTGAGCTTAAAATTCTTCCTGAAATATCTAATTATTTTTTGAATCCCAAGCTTGAGGAAGAACCTAAAACGTATGATTTTGATAAAATGTCTATGGACGAAATAAATGCATTGATAGCAGAACAAGAAAAAACTATAAAATAACAACTTAAACCATACAACAGCCTGAGAGGCTGTTTTTTTATTGGAGGTGAAATATGGAACTATTAACACGCGAAAAGAGTTTGACAGCTGAAATAAAAGCCGACTCAGAGGAAAGAACGCTTACAGCTATTGCATCGACATCCAATCCGGACAGAGACCACGACGTTTTGCCGAGCGACGGCTGGAACTTGAAAAACTTTAAGAAAAATCCTGTCATGCTTTATGGACATGATTCAAGAGCTTTACCGATAGCGACGGTTACAGACATCAAACAAGACGGTGAAAAGCTTGTTTTCAAAGCGAGATTTCCCAAGCCTGGTATTCATGACTTTGCGGACAAAGTCTATGAATTGTACAAAGACGGAATACTCAAGGCTTTTTCGGTGAGATTTAGCTCAAAAGACTATGAGAAAAATGATTACGGCGGATTGACATTTAAAAAATCCGAATTATTGGAAATAAGCGCAGTTACCATCCCTGCAAATGCGGAAGCATTAGTGCAGCAGGTAAAACAATTAAAGGAGAGTGACAACGATATGGCAGATACAAAAGCACCCGAAAAGAAAGAAGAGAAAGTTTTAACCATGGAAGAAGTGGAAGCGAAGATTAAGGAAATGACGGAGAATATGGAAAAGAACGCAACTGAAAAGGCGAATGCCTTGTTTGAGGACACGAAAAAGGAATATGAGGAAACTATCAAGGAACAGAGAAAAGCCCTTGAAGAACTCAACAAGAGATTGAACGAACTCAAAGAGGCCGAAAAAGCCAGAGCGGAAGCGGAAAAAATAGCAAAGGAACAGGAGAAAAAGGAGATTGGAGCAATGAAAAAAGCCCCTGCGGTGATAGAAAAACACACAGATGAAACGAGAGTCAAGGATTACTTCATGGCAATGTTGAACAAAGATTATGCCGGTTTGAAAGACTTGTCAGAGGGAACGGACAAATACGGTGGCTACCTCGTCCCGAATGAATTTAGAAACCAAATCCTGCAAATCATGGGCGATGGCGGCGTTGCAAGGAGAGAGGGAACCGTTATTAACATGAGCGGTGACACCTTGAACATCCCAAGACTCGACACCAAGACAGCCGTGAGTTGGACTGCTGAATCAGGAACCATTTCAAGCGGTACGCCAGAGTTCGGAACTGTGACATTGACGGCAAAGAAAGCCGCCCTCATTGTACCGGTAACATCAGAATTGTTTGAAGATTCAGCCGTGAACTTGCAGCAGATTTTAGCCGGTATGTTCGCTGAAAAGATAGCCGAAGCCGAAGATACACAAGCCTTTACCGGTGACGGTACAGTCTTTACAGGGATTTTGAATGAAAGTGACATCAACACCGTAACGATGGGTTCAGGCGACACCGGCTTTGCAAACGTGGCACTTGACGACTTGTTTAACCTCATCGCAGCCGTG